TCAGCCGGCGGCGACGTGCAGCTCGGCGGCCTGCGTGTGCGACTGCACCCACTGCGTCAGGTGGTCCGCTGACAGGTGCGCGTAGCGCTGCACCATCTCCAGTGTTTCCCATCCGCCCAGCTCCTTCAGCACCTGCAGCGGTGTGCCGCGCTGCACGTGCCAGCTCGCCCAGGTGTGACGCAGATCGTGCCAGCGGAAGTCGCGGATGCCGGCCCGCTTCAACGCCTTGCGCCAGGCTTCGGTCACGGTCTGATAGACCGGCCGGCCGTGGTACACGAACACACTGTCGACGAACTCGGGCGCGCGCTTCTTCGCGCGCTGCTGCAGCAGCACTGCGATCGCCGAATCGGATAGCGGCACCGTGATCGCCTTCTTCGCCTTCGCCTGGTCCGGGTGGATCCAGGCAACGCGCCGCACGATGTCGACCTGCGACCACTGCAACCTGGTCACGTTCGAGCGGCGCAGCCCTGTCTCCAGCGCGAAGCGCGCCATGTCGGCCAGGTGATCCGGCAGCTCGGCGATCAACCGTTCAGCCTGGGCCTGCGTCAGCCAGCGGATCCGCTTCTGCACGACCTTCGCGCGCTTCGTGGCCGGCACGCGGTCCAACCATTCCCACTCGACGGCCGCGTTCAGCACGGCCTTCAGCACGCCGATCACGCGCGTCACGGTGCCGGCGCTGACGCACTCATCGGTGGTCACGATCCCGTGCTTCGTGCGGATCACCTTCGGTTCCCTCCGTTTGGCGAGCGCGATCGCGTCGATGCGGTTGCGGTCGATGTCGGCCAGCGCGACGCCGGCCAGGTGTTGGTCGAGCCAGCGCAGGTGCGTTTTCGACGTCTCCAGGCTCGACAGCCCTTCGCGGTCGCTGATGTAGCGCACGACCGCGTCGTTCCAGGTGTAGCGCGGCTTGTGGCCGAGCCGCGCCTGGTTCCACAGATCGACCTTCAGCCGATCGTGAAGCTCTTCCGCCTGGGCTTTGTTGCTGGTGCCAGTGCTGCCTTGTACGACCGGACCACCGCCAGGCGGGGTGAGGCGGTAATACCAGTTGGGACTGTTACTGCGTTTATAGAGCGACATGATTCCAATTTCTCCTGCGGGTCGCCCTGCACAACTCGCGGAATCCATTCTCCGGCGAGGTAGCGCTGCAGGGCAACCGTCGAAAACATCCAGCGCTTGCCGACCTTCCGGCCAGGCAGCGCGCCGGCCTTCGCTTTCAGGCGCACCGTTTCAGGGTGCGCGCCGAGCAGCGCGGCGGCTTGTTCGAGGTTGACGGTGTTCATCGGGCTATCTCCAGAGCGCCACGCGGCGGGGGCAGGGGCAAAACAACTCGTGGACTCGTGGCATGCCCCGATATTCATACGTAACCATTTGATTTTTAAGGTTTTCGTTTGCCATCATTTGCCACGAAAAACACGTGGCACCCCCTTCCGACTCGTGGCCTAAAAAATAGGCAGCGCTTCCGACTCGTGGCAAAACATGCCCGACTCGTGGCATGGCTTTCCGGCTGATTTCCGGCCCTTCTCCGTATTCTTTCTTCTTCTTTTTCAATGAATTAGAGAGAGGAGATAAAGGGACGGCGGCGGCCGGCGCAAAAACCGGACTAGTGGCAAAAGCGGCCCGACTCGTGGCAAATTGAGCGCGATACGTGGCGGCACTCTTCTCAACAATCAAAGACTTACGAGCGGATGCACCCGAAAACCACCATTCGCGTGCGCTGCCTGCCCGTCCCCTGTGGAAAAACCGGCCCGCCCGGCCCCCCTTTCTCAAAGGCAGCGCAGTTGCCCGGCCGTTTCGACTTGCGGGGGGGACGGGGGGCAGCGGAAAGAGCGACGGCCGGGCATTCGCGTGCGCCGATTGCTGCGCGCATCGACGCACGCACCGGAAACCCGAATACAGGGCCGCTACGCGGCCAGAGTGAATGAGGGAAGGGGTACGGCCGCACAGCGGCCGCATCGGCTGAGAGGGCGTCACGCACGGCCCCGCTGCTCGGTCGCGTCCGTCGCCAGATCTTCACGGATCGACACGTGCAGGCCGAACGCGGCCAGGCGATCGAGCGACACCGGCGTCAGATACGGCACGCGGCGGGTGTAGATCCGGCGCTCGAGTTCCTTTTCGCCGACCACGACGCCGGCGTGCTTGAGCTGCGCCTTGAACACGCGGTCGGATTTCACGGGCAAGCCGTTCCATTTGTCGCGCAGCGCGCTCGTGTGGGCGATGTGGTCCATCACATGCCCGGTGCGCAGCAATAGGCAGAACTCGCCGTCGACGGTGTCGAACGTGAACGGGTGCTTGTAGTTGCCGCCGTCGATCTCCGACAGCACGGTTTCCATGATCCAGACCCACGGCTCGCGATCGGCGCTCGTCTCGGCGATGTGGCCGTTCATTTCGGTGAGCAGGTCGCGCGGGAAGTCCCCCTCGGTCGGGTCCATGCCGGCGAATTCGCACAGGTAGCGCCAGGCGAGCGCGACGGCCGCGTAGTTGCCGGCCATCCGCTTCGCGCCGTCGTCTTCGCCGCTCGCGCGGCAGTTGGCCAGCGCCTTGTCGCGCAGCGTCGCGTACTGGTCGGCCACGGCGCGCTTGTCCAGGCCGGCGAGGAATTCGAGCCACTGGCGAACCGGGAAGCGCGGCAGGTCGTCCGGCATCAGCGGGCCGCGCTTGCCGGTCAGTGTCGTGCGCACGAGCTTGCCGAGCAGGCTGCGCACGGGCACGTCTTCGCCGGCCAGCATCACGGGCGCGCACAACAGGTATTCCGTCATGTCGGTGCCGCGACGGGTCACGGTGTACTGGTAGTTCTCCTGCAGCAGGCCGACGGCCTTGTCGATCACGTCTTGCCGGCGCGCGGACAGCTCTTCCCAGCCGACCGGGTGGCTCGTGTGGCTGATGCTGGTCAGCAGGCGGAACTCGGTCTGCAGCGACTGCCCGGAAAACATCGTGAACGCGAGCGAACGCTCGAGGCGCTTGATGAGCGTCGACTTACCCGCGCCTTTGTTCGCCTGGATCGTGATGTGCGGCCAGAAACCGAGCAGCGCCTTCAGGTGGCCGCCGAGCGCCCACACGAGCGGGATCGTTGCGGCGTTGTGCTTAAAGGTCGCCTGGTACGCGGCGATGACGCGGCGCGCGTCGCTGGCCGGGCCGGTCGGGAAGGTCAGGTTGTGATACGGGCACTGCTTGTCGGCTTCGGTGAAATAGCAGTCCGGGCCTTCGTTGACGATCAGCCGGCCGTCGCGCCAGGCGAGCCCGACGAAGTTTGCAGCCTGGCGCGCGCCGAGGTCGGCGCCGCGCTCGAGGATGTTGACCATGCGCTTGAACGGCGCCGGCGACCAGATCGGGCCGAACTTGCCCCACTGGTCGACGTTGTGCAACTGGTCGTCGAGCATCACGCGGCGCACGAGCTGCGCACCGTGGCGCGGCGCCTGCACCGACACGGCGAAGTACACGGTGGGCGCCTGGTCGGCGTCGCCAGTCATCGTCGACGTCGCGCTCGCGACTGACACGCGGCTGATGCCGGCAATGCGAAAGCCGCACAGATCCGTTACGACCGGCGTTTCGACGCCCGATTCTTCGTTGCGATCCATCTTCGTGATGTAGCTGGTGAAGTCCGGCCGAACACGGAAGCGCCAGTACTGCGCGAAGTCGTGCGAGGGCAGGAAGATACGCGGCCGGCCGCTACGCGTGGCGTCGCCGGCCAGGCCGGCGATGAGCCAGGGCTCGAGCTGCTCGAGCGCGCGCGTCAGCTCGAGCGGGCCGCGCAACTGCAGGTAGTCGTTCACGTCGTTGATCGGCTTGCGCGTCTTCTCGCCGTCCGCGAGGTCGGCCAGCCAGCCGGCCTGGTCGACGAGCACCGCGCTGATGTTCAGCGCCGTCAGCCGTTCGTAGAGCGCCCATGCAGCCTCGGGACCAGGACGGCGGCCGGCGCGCGGGTGACCGTCCGCGAAAGGCTCGTCGTTGTCGAGGCAGACGATGACTTGTTTCCCGCGCAGGAACGCGAAGTCGATGTCGCTGACGTTCGCCAGGCCGCGCAGCGCGAGGGCGGCCGTGCCAGGCATCGCGCAGGTGTCGATCGACAGCGCGTTGATCGCGCTTTCCACGATAACGACGCGCTTTGCCTTGTCGAGCCGGCGCGGATCGGCGGTCCAGCCGTAACCGGCCTTGTCGCCCTGGGTCTGCGTCTTGACGCCGCCGTTGAGCGCCGGATCGACATAGCGCATGTCGACGGCAACGACGCGGCCGTCGCCAGGCGCGCGCACGATGAACGCGGCGGCCGGGCCGGCATGGCCAACCTCGCCGGCGGCGACCTTCGAGCTGGTCCACGTGTTGAAGCCGAGCGAGCGCGCGGCGACCGCCGTGTCGATCGCGCCGGCGGAAATGCTACGGCCGCCCAGGTATTCGCGCACCTGGTCACGCTCGGCGAAGCACCGATCGGCGATGTATTCGACGGTCGATTTCTCGCGGCGCTCGGCCGGCGCCTGGCGGTCGAGCGGGATGCCGTACGCGTCGTGCAGGTAGCGCGCGGCGTCGGCGACGCTGCCGCCGCGAGCGTGGATGACCAGGTCGAGGCACGAACCGCCGACGTCGGCGCTGTGATCGCGCCAGCCGGTGCCGTGCTTCGGGTGGTTCATGAAGATCGACAGGGACGGGCTCCTGTCCTCGTGCTGCGGCGAGTGGTACAGGGCCTTGTCGCCGCCACGACCGCGCTTCAAGCCGAGACGATCGGCGAGGTCGTGCAGGTCGATGCGTTGTTTCAGTTCGTCGATCGAGGCCATCGTTATTGCGGTTGCTGTTGATGCAGGGAGAGGGCGGCAGGATTGCCGGGTGTCGCGGGGCTGTCGACGAGCGCACGGAGTGCGCCGGCCGACGCGGGGAAGGCGAGCGCCAGGCGATCGCCGAGCACGCTGACGAACAGCGCGAGCACCGCGACGCGCTGCAGGCCGCCGGGTTCGTGGTCGAAGCGCAGGGCGTCGGCCGCCGCTGCGATGGAGGCCGCGAGCGCGGCGTCGTGAGGGGTCGTGGTGTGCGTCATGCTGCTGCGCCTCCGAGGATGTCGTGGTGGTTCTGCTGCAGGCGATAGGCCGCGTGCTGCAACTCGTAGCGCGAGACCGTGGCTTGCTCGAGGATTTCGCGCAGCCGGCGCCGGTTGCGATCGACGTTCGACGTCGCGTTCGCGAGCGCGGCGGTGCGCGTCGCGCCGTGGCCGATGCGCATGCCTGAGATCAGGTGCGTGACGATCCACTTTTCGGGATGGCCGTCGTGCAGGTGCGGATCGGCATGGATGCCGAACGTGGCATCGGCGCTGTTCGGGATGACGACGTGATCGCCGGCGACGGTGCGCAGGCCGGCCGGCGTCAGCAGCTCGTAGCGGATGGTGGGTTCGTGCGTCATGCGTTCCGCCCGGCCGGTTGATCGTCAACTGTTGCGCGCGACTCGTCGACCGCCGAAGCTGCAACCCACTCGGTGCCATTCCAGCGGGCGAAGCGGCGAATCTGCTGCAGCAGGTAGTCGCCCGACTGGATGTGGAACATCGGGATCGGTTGGCTGCGCATCCAGCGCCGGATGATTTCGACACCAACGGCGCGAACCACTTCGCCAGCGTCGCGGTCGCCGTGTTCGACTGGCAGGAATTGCGCGGTGTACCAGCACCCCGCGAGATAGTCGTCGGAGAAGGTGGACAGGCGGTCAGTGTCGAATTCGAAGGTGAAGGTCTTTTTCATAGCATCACCCCTGCTTGTCGGCGAACAGTGCATCGACGATCTCGTGCGACAGCGATACCCAAGCACGAGCGCGCGGGTTCTCGAGCTCGAGAACGTCGGCGTTCGGGTTCGTCAGCTCGAATCCGTGGTGCGACATGAGCTTCGCGACAACGGCGCGAACGCACTGCTCGCGATCAAGCTTCGGCAGGAACGGGTTAATGCGTCGCACTGTGGTCCAGAACGCGCGGGCCGCGTCGTCGACCGTTTTGTTATCGGGCACGGTTACGCGGCCGTCCGCGTGGATGATGAAAGCCGGTTCGACCGGATCACGAGGGGACGCGTGGAAATACAGATCACGTGGCAACGTGGCGGCCGAGACGGTGAAGGTGCCGGGGATGGTTTTCGTGGTCATCGCATCACCCACGCGGAGGAACGGACCAGGCCAGCACCGCGACCAGGACGATCATGGCGACAGCGCCAATCGCGAAAGCAATGACGCGGGCGTGGCGAACTTCGAACAGGCGCAGCACATCGCCGGCCAGGCAGGACGCGCCAGTGAGGGAGAAGGAGAGCATCAGCAGAACGCCGATGCTGAAAACGTAGGGCTTCATGGTGTGGTTCCAGGTGAGTGCGCCGGCGGCCGGCGCGGATGGGTCAGTCGAAGTCGTTCGCGGCGCGGCACTTCCCATCGACGGGCGGCGGTTCGGGGGCAAGCTTCCGGTCCCGCCATACGCTCGCCGTACATTCGAAGGCGTGGCGGGCGGCCGGGCACAGGGCGTCGAAACTGCCGACCATGCGCAGGCGGCGCCACATCGCCCGCAGCTCGATGTCGGTAAGGAGCGCGCGCATCGCTTCAGTGCATCCAGTCGAGCACCGGCGTGCCGCACGAGAGGTCCCACGACACGACGAAGCCCAAAGCACGGGCGGATGCGACGAACACGTCGGCACGCACGTCGGCTTCGGAGATCTTCGTGAGGTAGGCGACACGCTCGTCGTAGGACAGCGATTGGGCGAGTACGGCGATCGGTGCGGGGATCAGCGTTTGCATACGGCCTCCAAGAAATTTCAGGCAAAAGGAGTCCCTCACGCCCGCAGAGCGGGCGCGATGGGTGTTCAGCGAAAAGGCGGGTTAGGGCTTAGGCGTCGAGCAGCGGGAGCTGTCGCGAATCGGTCGGAAGCCGATCAACCTTGCCGAGCGGCACGTACACGTGCGGATTCGGGTTGAGGCTCGGCGCGATCGTATGGACGGTGGCGACGTGGATCTTGTACGTCGTCGCGCATTCGATGTTGGTGCACTGGCAGTACGCCTCGCGGACGAGGGACGACAGCGTGCGGCTGGTTCGAATGACGGCGCGGCTGCCGCAGTGGTGACACTTCAATTTCATCGTGACTTCCTGTCGGAGACTGCCGCGTTAGTTACGGCTGGTGGTTACGGCGTAAAGAGCCCGGTTTCGTCCGGTGAGGCGACGCGCACCGTTGCGCAGTCGTCGCTTCACGAGCCATTCGGCCGCCTGCTGGATCGTCGCAAGACCTTCCTGCAGTCGGACGCGTTCAAGGAGTTCGGCTTCTTGCTCGGTGAATGTGAGTTCGAGTTCGGGCATTGGATCGGCTGCTCTAGGGCTGCTGTTTTCAGCCGTGCTCGTGGGCTACATTGCACGCTGGAATCAGAGCCTCAGCGGCTTCGCGCAAAACCATCTGGCGAATCAGCGTTGCAGCGGCCTCGCCCTGGTAATTGGCGAGCGCGGTAATGAGGGCGTATTCGTAGTCGTCGAACCGCACCATCAAGCGGTTGTCGCGGACACGTTTTGGATCCGGATACATGGTGGTCACCTCGGGTTCAGCTTGCGGAAACATTGCCCGTGGTGTCCTCAATCGAGGACATCCTGGCGAGGTAGCGGGGGAGCCCTTCGAGATAGATGAGGCGTGCGAGGCTCGACAGTGAGCGCCGTTCTTGTTGGCCGAGCTGCTCGAGCTGCGCCCGCTCTGCGGGAAGGAGGCGAAGCGAAACGGTCTTGCTGGACATGACGCCCGGCGGCGCACGCCGCGGGCCTTTGTGGGTAGTCATGGCGGGTATACTCAATTTCGATAGTGCTTCACTAGGGATAGGTGAAGTGTAAGGTAATCAAAACGAAACCGCAAGATGTCTGACATTTCAATAGGAAACCGGTTGAAGGAGGAGCGCATGCGTATCGGTCTGAGCCAGGCGGAATTCGCTGCACTGGGCGGGCTCGGTAAGCAGGCCCAGCTCAATTACGAATCGGACGCGCGATCGCCCGATGCGAACTACCTGGCCGCGCTTTCGAAGGTCGGGGTCGACGTGCTGTACGTCATCACGGGCGAGCGTGCGCAGGGGCCCGGCGTACCGGACGATGAGGCCGAGCTGCTCGAGGGGTTTCGCCAGTTGAACGACGTCGGCCGCACGGCCGTCCAGGCTTCGGTCAACGGCTTCTTGCTCGCCGGGACGATGACGATCTCAGGCGCGCCGGCTAAGCGGCTTCCGCGTCTTGCCGAAAACCGCGCTGCGAAATTGGATGCTGCGGCGCTCGAGGTGCTGCGAGACGCGCAGGGCGACGCGGAACGTGTGAAGCGCGAACGCGCATCGAAGAAAAGCGCCGCGAAAGATCAGGACTGACGAAGAGTCTCTGCGGCGCGCTCGAGCGCCGCCATCGCAGTTTCGACTTCCCCTAACACGTCGTTCGTCGTCATGTCGGTCGACGCGCCTTCGAACGGTTCGCACAACGCAGCGAGTTCGCGATCGAAGCGGGCCACGACGGCGCGGAGCTGCGCGCCGAACTCCGTGAGTCGAAAACCGTCACTCCCAGATCGGCGCTTCATCAGCGGGCGGCCGAGGACGCGCTCGAGCTCGGACACCTTCTCGCTGACCGTCGGCCGCTGTACGCCCATTGCCTGCGCCGCCTCCGAAATGCTGCGATAGCGCGCGATCTCACTGTATGCGCGCAGCAGATTCCAGTTGAGTCGAGGGGGAGTCGTCCGGGAAACCATGATTCAAGCGATAGTTGTTATTGGCCGTAATGCGCCCTTCGCAGTGGCTGGGGACGGGTGATCGGGAGAGAGCCGACGAAAGTTAGGCGATTTCCTAACTTTCACAGGGCTTTCTCCTACATTCCATTTGTCTGAAAAAAGCACGAGAATGGGGCAGCGTTACAGCACGCGTGAATGCCGTTTCACGTCGTAGCGCCTCTCAAAATATCCGAAGAGGAAGCCGTTGTGAGTTACAAGCCGCAAGACCCGCAATACCAAATTGAAACAGCCGACGACGGGGTAATCCGACGCTGTACCGAAGCCACGCTAGCCGCGCAATGTGGGCGCGCCGGCTCCACTGTAGCTGGGAACCGAGAGGCGCGCGCAGTGCGTGACTTGTCGGCCGGTGAGCGCGCGGCACTGCTGGCGCAGGTCACGAGTGCGATGTTGAGCCTGTCGAACATCCGCAACCTGCTGCTGACGTAACGTCACGCATCCGCCGAGGTGTCGATCTCTGGCACCTCGGTCGCTTTGACCTCTAGATCGAGGTCCGATGTAAATCCGCCGTTACCGTCGATCGAATGTGTAACGCGCGCAATGATCCAGTTGCAATCGTCGATGACACGTTTGTAACCGCGCACGGTTACAGGTAATTCGGTCATCAGCTCGGGGCGGCCGAGCGCCAGCACAATGCTGAACTCTGCGACGCCGCGCTGTAACTTCTCCCACTCTGCCTTCGCCGCCCGCGTCGCGTTCCCCTTGTTCGCGTACGTGTGTCGCAACGTCTTCACGTTCTCAGCCGTGCCGAACAGCACGTCGCCGCTCTTGTCGATCGGCTTCTTCTTCGCTGTCGTGCGACGCCGGCGCCGCTTTACGGTGGTCGACTGCTTCTTCGCGGTGCGCGTGTTCAGGTAGAACGCCTGCACACCGGAATACGTGTCCCGATCGGCGACGCCGAACTCGTGGCGATCGCCGACGTCGCGGGTGATCGTGACGGCCGGCAGCGGCTTGCCGCTCGCTGTGGTCGCTTCGCCGGCCTTGATGAAGAGCAGCAACCCGTTTTTCACGGTCGCGATCGCGTCGAACATCTTCGCCAGGCGCGATAGCAGATTGGCATCCGACTCTGCCGTCTGGTCGATGTGGTCGACGAGCTGCGCGTCGAGCGCCTTGCTGATGCGCGCCTCGACCTTGTTCTGGCTGGCGATCGCGCGCACGATCGCGCCGACTGTCTGCCGGTGCCAGGAGCGCTCCTTCTTGATCGACAGGCCCGCGCGCAGGTCGACACTTCGCGCGCGGATGGTCAGCACGTCGGGCGTGCCGGTGTGCCGAACCTCGTCGACCATGAATTCGCCCTTGTCGACCAGGCCGTTTGCCGCACCGGCCCAGCCGATCGACAGCTTCAGCGTGACGCCGCGACTCGGGATCTCCAAGGCGCCGTCCGCATCGTCGAGGCTGATGTCGAGCTGGTCCGCTTCGAAGCCGCGGTTGTCCTGCAGTGTCATCGAGATCAGCCGGCCGTCGAACTTCTTCGTGATGTTCTTGCCGTTCAGCGTGATCGAGTAGATCGCACGCGGCACGCGATCGTCGGCGAGCACGACCTGCTGCACCAGGTCGGCGCCGGGGATGTCGGTCAGGTTCATAGCGAGATCGCCCCCTTGATGGCGTCGGTCACGATGCCGAGCATGTCGAGCTCGTCGTTACGCGTCAGCGCGATCGTGAACTCAATGCGCCGCGCGGTGCCGTCGCTGAAGAACAGCGTGCGTGTCGTATCGATGTTGTCGATCGTGAACATGCCGTAGATGTGGCCCGTGCCCTCGATCAGCGGCCAGGCGGTGTGTTGGTCGGCCATCGCCTCAATGACGGCAAGGGAAAGGTCGCCGCCCGTCAGCTCGGGCAGCAGCACGCCGGACAGGCTGATGGTTTCGTCATCTTCGCCGACGTACTGCCGCGCGGGCTTTTTACCGACGCGGTTGTTGCTGGCGAAACGCCAGCCGCGCCGGCGCTTCAGTTCCTGGTAGGGCAGGGTCGACAGGCTGAACACGAACAACCCGAGCGCCATCATCATGAGAACTTCTCCTTCAATCCCGGTCGCGCAAACGCGAGCGCTCGCGCGCAGCCTGCGCGGCCTGTTCCTGACGTAACACCTGGCGAACCTCTTGCGCGAGCGCCTGCACATCCATGCCTGGCGACGCGTATAGGTTGATCGTGATCGGCGCCGGTGCGACTGGCGCACGTGCAGCGGCCGACGCGACCGTGAGCGGTGGCCGGTTGTCGACGGTGAGCGGGGCGCCGCCGGCGATTGCCGCGCCGGTGATGCCGATGCCGGCGCCGGCGGCGACGATCCGCTTGCCGACCTCGAGCACGGTCGACAGCGGCCCGTCCTGCCCTTCGCGCAGCCCCTGGTCGAGGCCGGCCATCGTGAAGCCGCCGAGCGCGGCGAACACGCGGCTCGGCGAATGGATGCCGAGCTTTTCCTTGAACCAGCCGATTACGCTGCCGCCGGCCGACTCGATCGCATCCTTCACGGAGCCCAGGCCGTTTTTGATCCCAGTCACGAGCCCCGACATCAGGTTGGCGCCGAACTCGACGAAGCGCGCGGCAGCGTCGGCCGCGACCACGACGATGTTGGCGAGCCACGCGCCGAAGCCCTTGCCGGCGTTTGCTGCGGCGTCCAGGCTCTTCTTGCTGGTGTCGACCGGTCCGAGCAGCCGCGTGATCCAGTCCCAGGCGCTTTTCACAGCACCGACCAACCAGTCGAATACGGGCTTCAGCGGCTCAAACGCCGCACCGAGCACCCCGAACACGCGGGTGAAGATCGGCGCGAGCGGCTTCAGGCCCTCGGTGAGCCCTTGCCAGAAGCCCGAGAAAAACGCCTTGATCGGCTCCCAGTACTTCACGATCAGCAGCGCGGCGACCGCGATAGCGGCAATCACCAGGCCGATCGGGCTCATGAGTGCGACGCGGCCGACGAACAGCAGCGTCTGTGCGAGCCCGCCGAGCGCAGCACGCACGCCGTTGATCGCCCCCATCGTGCCGCCCTTGACCAGGTTGAAGCCGCCGCGTGCCGTGTCGACGGCCATCCCGGGCGCACCGCGTCGTGCGACGTACTGCCGAGCGGCCGTCCAGCGCGACGACACGGCCGCACGCGATGCGGCCGCATGCGCGGCGACGGCGCGCCACACCTGAATGGTGTACTGGCGCGCGGCACTGGTGCCGTTTTTCATCGCCGTTGCGGCCGACCCGCCCCATTGCATCACTGCCGCCTTGGCCGCCTGGCTCGCGGCCGGCACGCGCTGGCCGAGTGACACGACATAGGTGCGCAACGATGACGCGGCAGCGCGAGGCGACGAAGCCTGCCATGCGCTCGACAGTGCCGAGCGAATGCGCCCGGCGGCGGCCTGCGTGCCTTTACCGGCGGCCGTGACGCCGGATGCTGCCCCGGACGCCGCGCGGGAAATGCCACGCAGCGCGCCGGCGCCGGGGAGGAGTGCGCGCGCGATGGCTCCGCCCTGAATGCCGAGCATCGACATGCTGAAGCGAACGATCGCCATCGGCCCGAGCACGGCAGCCAGTGCGATCGTCAGCGTGCCGAGGACGGCAAGCAGCACGCCCAGGCCGGCCGCGCCGATCACGACGGCGCGCGTGAAATTCGGGTATTCCTTCGCGAAGCCGAGCAGACGCTCGAGGACGCTCGCCGTCAGCTCGAGCGCGCGGTTGTACACGGGCAGGACCTGCTCGCCGATGACGGTGCGCAGGTTGCGAACCTTCTCGAGCGCGGCCAGCTCCTTCCCTTCGGTTTGTTTCTGCCCCAGCTCATGCAGTTGGTCGATGCCGTACGCGCCACGGTTCAGCTTCTCGTTCTTGTGAATCTGCTCGCGCTGCATGTACATCGTGGCGAACAGGTTCGCGCCGTTGCCGTTCGTCATGATCGTGGAGAATTCCTCCAGGATCTTCGCGTCGGACGTGATGCCCTTCGCCTTCAGCTTAGGCAGCAGCACCTTCTCCATCCACTCGAACGGCGAAGCGTTGAAGAGGTCGCCCTGCATCAGCGCGCCGGGCTTGATTCGCTTGACGGTGCCGGTCGTCGTGTACTCGACATCCTTCTTGTTGACGAGCCCAAGCTCGACCAGGCGCTTCGATGCACGCACGGTCGTTTTGCCCTGCATCAGGTTGCTGTAGGCAGCCTGCACGCCCGTGCCGGCAGCGTGGCCGCCCATTTCCTGAATCAGCGGCTCCATCTGGTAATAGAACGCGTCCTGGCGCATCTGCTTCGCGGCGACCTTGCCGGTCTGGATGAAGTTGCGCCACTCGTCGCCGCCGACGCGACCGCCCGTCGCGGACAGCACCTGCTGGACCATGTTCGCTTCGCCCTTGAACGCTGCTTCGCTTTTCGTGCCGCCGCGCAGCTCGATCACCTTCAGCATGTTCATGAACTTTTCTTCGTTATCGTGCCCTTGAGCCGAGCCGAACATCGCCTCGTTCGCGAACTTCATCTTCGCGAGCGTCGGCATCACCATCTGCGCGTGGTGTTCGTCCGCGAAGATCGACATCGCGTCGCGCATCAGCGTCATGTTCTCGGATGTCGACACACCGACCGATTTCATCGAACGCACGTAACGCTCGGCGTCCTGCGTGGCTTGATCGCCCAGGCCGAGCGCCTGAATGCGGCCGCGCTCGTTCTGCACCTTCTTTGCCTCGCCCAGCGGCTCGCGCAGATCGTTGAGGATGTGCGAGCCGGTCGCACGCGCGGCATACCCGCCGATCGCCATTTCGGCGGCGGCAGTGCGTGCAGCGCCCATCTTGGCCCGCGTGTCCGCGATGCGCTTCTGGCGGGTGTTCAATGCGTCGAGCCGCCGCGATTGCGCGTCGATCGCACCGGTCGTTGCGGCGATGTCGGTGCGCAGCGCGCGCTCGTGCTGGGAAAGCTTGCCCGTGTCGATGCCGGCGCGACCGAGCCGGTTGCGCAGCTCGTCGAGACTGGCGGATTGTTTCTTGAAGGCGGTTCCGAGCTTCGACGAGGCTTGCCGTGCTTTCGCCAGCTCGGCAATCATCTGCTGCGACGGAGGGCCTACCGCATGCAACGATTTCGCGAGTTCTTTGACCTTCTTCTGTGCGTCGGCGAGCTTCGTCGACGTGTTGGCGAGCCCCGTGCGCATTTCGCGGAACTCACCGATGCGCCGCTGCGTGTCGTTGAGTTCCTTGAGCCGCGCGCGAGTGTCCCGCAGATCCTTCGCGAGCGTGCGGTTGCGGCCGGCGATCTCACGGATCGGCCGGCTCGCCTGGTCGAGCGCCTTGAGGACGACCTCGAGACGCAGGGAACGGTCGCTCATTCATCACCTTGATCGTGTCGTTCACGCGCGCGCTCGCGCCAAGCCATCAGGTCTGGCAGTGGCATGGCGTCCATTACGTCGGGCGACCAGTGGAACACGAGCGCGATGTCGGCCATTACGTCGTCGACGCCTCGAGGGAGACGTCCACTTTCGACGAGTTCGGCAGCAAAAAACCGGCGACCTCGGTGCCGAGCTGCAGCAGGTCGGCCGGGTCCATGCGCTGAACGTCCTGGTCGGTCAGCGTCGGATTGCTGATGCGCGGCAGCACCTTCGACAGCGCGATGACGTCGAGCTGCAAAAGGTCGGTCAGGGCGACGCCGCGCAGCGCGCCGGAATGCGGCTTGGTCAGCGTGATGGTGGTGATTTCTTGCTCGCCGCGTCGGATCGGCGTGTCGAGCGTGATGACGGCGGATTGTTTCGTTTGCATGACGTGTTTCCTGGACAGGTAGTGGAACGAGAATTACAGGCCGAGCGCGCGGCGTTGCTGGGCGAGACGATCGACGCCGCCAACCATTTCGATGAAGTTCGGGAAGTCGATCTCGATCAGGGTTTCGCCGTTGACGACGAGGCGGTAATACGCGAGCGACATCGTGCCGGTCTGGTCGGCGTTGTCGCCGGCCTTGGCCTTGCCGGGGTCGATTTCCTTGTAGCGGCCGCGCACATACACTTCGGCCGCATCGACTTCCTCGGTGTCGTCGCGTTGGTAGGAGCCGGCGAAGCGTGCGGTGACGCCGTCGATCTTCGACGTGCCCCACGTCTTGAACATCGCCTTCATGAAGCCGCCCATCGTGAGGCCCAGCTCGAGCTTCTCCATGCCGAGGTCGATGTCGACCTCACCGTTCATGCCGCCGCCGCGATACGCCTCCATCTTGCGCGTGAGCTTCGGCAACTGGATTTCCTGCACCTCGCCGACGTACGAGATACCGTCCTCGAACACGATGAAATTCTTGAGTTTGGATGGCAGAGCCATTGCGTTTTCCTATGGTGAGTGGCGGGGCGTCAGACGGCGATGCTTTCCGCGAACTTGAGCAGGTAGCGGTCCGTGATGCGCTGGCGGAACGTCAGGTCTTCGAGCGGAGGTGTCGGGCAGAAGTCGTAGTCGAGGAAGCCCTGGCCGGCCTTCAGCGAATCCTTCTCGTTGGCGGCCGGATCGAACCAGCACTCGCCGTCGATCAGGTAGCCGGCCGTCTTCCACGCGCGGAACTTCGCGTTCACGCTGTCGACGATGTCTTTGATCAGCGTGCGGCTCATCGGCTGGTCGACCGCCCACATGTGCGCCTCGGCCATCGTGTCGGCAATCACCTGCGCGGTGCGCACGTAATTCTCGAACGCCCACAGCTTGTCCTCGGAACAGGTGCGCGATCCCCACAGACGGTAACCATTCGCGTTCACCAGGGTGGTGACTTCGTGGCTGTTCAGGTAGCCGGCGTCGGTGTTCGGGTCCTGCAGGTCCCAGAACACGTCGCGGCTGATGCCGGTGACGCCATTCACGACGACGTTCGAGATCGTCTTGTGCCAGCCGGTTTCCTCGTCGATCTTCGCGCGCATGCCGAGCGCGCGCGCCGTCGCCCAGGTGATGTCCTCTGCGTTGGTCGTCGTGTTCCAGTTCACGAAGTCCGGCCAGATCGTCATCAGTTCGCGCTGGCCGAAATTTGCGCGGTACGCGATGGCTTCTTCCTTCGTTTTCGCGCCGAACGCGTTGACGTAGCCGAAGCCGCGCAGCTTTTGCGCGATCGTCGCCAGCTCGGTTGCGACTGGCAGCGTGTCGAGGCCCGGACAGCCGAGCACACGCGGCTTCACGCCGAGCCGGCTCTTCGCAGCGAGTAGCGCTTTCAGGCCGGTGTACTGGCCGTCTGCGGTGGTCGTGCCGATCACGTTGCTGTTCGTTGCGTCGGCATCCTTGCCAGTCGGCACGCGCACGGCGACGACCAGCGGCGAGGTTTGCGCTGCGATCGCGTCGAGCGAACGCGCAAGCGTACCCTTCGTGCCGGCCTTGCCGATCGCGGCCTGTACGTCCGTGATGAGGACGGCACGGTTTTCGGGGAAGGTGGACGGATCGGCGTCGTCGCCGGTGCAGACCATACCGATGACGGCCGTGCTGACCGTGCGGATGGGGCGCGTACCGTCATTAATTTCAATGACGCGTACGCCGTGGTGGTAATCAGAAGGCAAGCTTTTCTCCCGGAAGTGAGCCTTCCGAAAGATTGCCTTCCGCGCGCGCGGAGATCACGCGCGGGAGGTTGTACAGCGGCGAGGCACAACCGAAGCCGCTGCAGGATCGCGCTACGCTGCGGCGGCCTGCGTGTCGAGCTCGGCGAGGCGCGCAGTAGCGACCTGGTGGTAGCTCGGTTCGAGCTCGCACCCGATCCAGTTCAAGCCGGCTTCCTTCGCTGCGGCGAGGAACGTGCCGGACCCGGCGAACGGGTCCAGGACGACGCCGCCGGCCGGCGCCAGGCGCACGACGTCGCGCGCTAGCTGCGCTGGCTTCTCGGTCATGTGGCGCTTCGGATGCGCGAGGCGCTCGGAGAACACGCCAGGCAGATACACGTCGGCGCGGCGCACGGGACCCTTCGTGGCCCAGACCAGGAACTCGGACTGCTGCGCGAAGCCGCCGGCGCGCGGGCGTGTGCGGCCACCGGTCTTGTCCCATACCGCGACGCCGCGCCAGGTGAAGCCGGCAGCCTGAATAGCGTCGGTCAGGCTCGGGAGCTGGCGCCAGTCGACGAAGCAGGCCAGGTGCGCTTCGTTGCGACAGACGCGATAGGCTTCCGCGAGCCACGTCATGCACCAGAACGTCCACGATCGCTGGTCCTTGCTGTCGTGCTGGAACTCCGGATAGACGGTCTTCACATCGCCACCGATGTACTTGCTCGACGGCGCCTGGCTGCGCGAAGCGCTCGTGGTGCCGCCGGACGAGTAGGGCGGATCGGTGAAGACCAGGTCGACGCACGCGTCGGGCAGCGCGCGCATGACGCTCAGGGCGTCGGCCTGGTGTACGCGGTTGATCAGATCAGCGGAGAGAGTGTGTTGCATGGGGCGATTCCCTTGTATCGGAGGCTCTGTGGCCTGCGGGTAAGGGGCTCTCGGCCCTCAGAATATTCATTGCGCCGCAACGCGGGCATTTGATGGTGAGCCGGACGTATTCGCCGGCGCCGAGTTTGCGGTTACAGCTTCCGCATCGGATGTCCTGCATGGGGTGATTCCTGCCTGTGCTAGGATGCCGGCGCCTCTCGAGAGGTGTCGCGGCCCTGGCCAATCCTGCAGGTCTGCTCTGCTGGTGCGGGGCGTGCACGATGTTCCTGCATCGCGCACGTCGCCGCGTCCTTTCCTTCCTATGTCGCCTTACGCGACGATCACACCGCCGGCCAGCATGTAGCGGTCGACCGCGTTGTACATGATCGGTCGATCGGCAGCCGGCTTATCGTCTTCCGGTTTCGCTTCGATCAAGCGACGGTGAATGTACGGCACCGCACCCTCGTTCTCTTCCGGTACACCTTCCACAGAAATTGTCGACGCGAGCTGCAGCGGTTGCTTGCCTGCCTTATACGTTTCTTCCGACACGTAGCTGTTGACCGACGCAACCGTGGTCCCGCTCAGCACGTCGAGCGCGACGTTGCCGATAACGTGGTAGCCGGCCGTTGCACCGGTCAGTGCGAGAACAACGTTTTTCTTGATTGCCATTTCTAACTCCTGTTGGTGTGTGTCAATTCAGTTGTGTAGGTGACTGCGGCCATACAACGTTCAGCGGGAATCCTGCCTGCTGCGGAACGTCGCGCAGCTCGGCGCGGTAGCGCCGAAGAGCGGCCTCCAGCTCGGCCTGGCCCGCGTCGGCAGCCCGTTCGACGAGCGGGTCGACCTTAGCGAGCAGTTCGTCGCGCTGGCGGCGCACGTGCGCCGTTGCGTCGGCCAGCTCGAATTCCTCCTGGAACTCGGGCCACCAGGTCAGCAGATCCGCTGGCGTCGGCGCCGGGATGTCAGCAGGCCCCCAGATCGGCACCCATGCCGTCCTGGTCTGTTCAAACGATTTCTCGTCGACCGGATGCGCGACCCAGTAATCCTTGCCGCGTGCAAGGTTCGGGAATTTCTTCGCGAGAATGAACGCCGCTTGCTCGACGTGAAGCATGGTGTTGCTCGTCATTGGTTCCTCAGAAGTACGCCGTAGACCACGATGGCATTGGCCGTGCCGTTGCCGGGGGCACTGAGTCCGCACACGACCCACGGCGCGGGCAGTGCGCCGCCGAGGCGATCCACGGTGCCGAAATTGTTGACGCCGGAATCCCACTGAACGCGCGCGCCCGCATTGGCCTTGCTGCCGATCGCGTTATCGATGTTGGCGAGCTGATCGGAAAGCCAGACGTCGCCACGAAACGCCAATTTCAGATTCCCATCAGTGTTGAGAATCTGTTGACCTCGCATGTACATCGATCCCCAGTCGTCAACGGACCACGTGACCGCGTTGTACGCACTGTTGATGATCTCCATGCCGCCGCCGTCACGCGCACGCAGGTACGTCCATGAGTCGTAACCCGGCCGGTTATTCCGCAGGCCGATGTCCGCCTGCCAACCGTCGCGGTTCAGCGTGGGCCGGTTGTAGAAGCGGGACAGCGCCGTGACGTGGATGTCGGTGTTGAACTGGACGCGGTTGTCGGCGTTGTAGACGACGATTGCGTTCGACTGCCACGAGCCATCCGGCTTCATGGTCGCCCAAGCCGAATAGTTGCCGTTCATCGTGGCGTGAAACCACGCCTGCGCGGTACCGTCAGCGCGTGCAGCGACGAAGCCGCGTGCGTCCGTGTTGTTCGGCTGTTTAACGCGCAGGTCGCCGGTCATCGTGTCGCCGGCCTTGTTCACCTTTGCGTTCGGATCGAAAGTGCCTTGATCCCACACGCGCGCGCCGTTCACATAGAAACCGCCCTTCACGTCCCACTTGCCCGCGCGGAAGTCGTAGTACCCGTTGACGGTTCCGTCGAACGCGCGCATCCCCATGCCGAACCAGCCCTTCAACGCGAAGTTGTACGTGCTGTAGCTTGCGTTGTCGCCCGTACCGTCCTCGAATCCGTTGGTGCCGCCTCGGGACTGCAGGTAGAGCGGGGCCGCCATCGTGCCGCCGACATTCTTGTCGAGCGGCGTTACGTTCATGGAGTCCCACGGCGTCGCGCCGGCCCACGTCGGGCGCTTCACGAAATTGACCTGCTGGGTCAATCGCGGAATGTCCAGCACGCGGCGTTGCGTCGAGCCGTCATTCTCGAACGCGCTGAGTGCGAAGTCGTCCGTGTCGGATTTGCCGAGCGTGAAACGCGTGGTGTTGCCGTTCTTGAAATACATCGTCGCCCACGACGGGCCGCCGTCAACTGCGTAGCCCCGCCCGCGAATGAGCCCTTCCGCATTGAGAATCGAGCCGTCGTCAGCAGCCGAGCCGATCAATACGCGCCCGCCGTTCTGCATCAGGAACATGTTTCCGACTGCATGGCCGGATCCGCGCGAGATGCTGAGTGCATTCTGGGAGGCGGAGTAATTGTCATTGACGGTGCGGATGCCGAACCCGCCGGCCCCGTCATGCAGCAGTTCCCACTGCCTTTGATCGGTCGCTCCACCTTCGCGTCGCAGGATGATCGATGTCTGCCCGGTGCCGGACCCGTTCGATGCGACCAATGCGCCGACCCCGTTTGACGCCTTGATCGGGCCAACGGCCTGTATTACCGCGCTGCTACCGTCGTCACCAGTCTGGCCGACTACGAATTTTCCGTTTGCGGTCACGCGGGCGCGCTCGGTTCCGCCCGCGCTGAAGGTCATTGCGCCCGCGCCGATAGTGTCGCGGCCGTAAAAACCGATGTTCGGCCCGTTGGCCCCTTTGTACATGCCGATCAGGCCGGACGAACCGGTGCCTTGATCGTTGATGAAGTAGTTTCCGGCACGCATGCTCCCGGCTACCTGCGCCGTGTTCGCACCGTCGTCGGTTGTCCCGCCGATGGTCATCCGGCCGCCCGGAATCAGCCGCGCAATTTCAGAGTTGCCGGCGATAAGTTGCAGCACGCCCGTCGCCATTTCGCTGCCGATCGACACATGGCCGTTCGAGCGAAAGAAACCCCACGCAGCATCGCTGTTCGACCAGGTCGTGACCGAACCGCTGCCGAACCGATGTAACCCACGCGTGACCGCGTTGCCGCCAATCTGGAGCGCGTTTCCATCATCGATCGTCGTGCCGATGAGGACGCGATTCGACGCTCCACCGGCCAGAAACCGCATGGTTTCGCGTCCGTTGTTCGTGATCGCGAACACGCCGTCCGAAATGTGGAAGAAACCCGTGTCCGGTGCGCCGTCGTTCGCGAACGAGATGCCAGGCTTGTCGACAGACCCTTCGGCCGCCAGCAATTGCCCGGACATGGTGAAACCCGTCGTCTGAGCCGGCTTCGGCAGATTGCCCGTGTTCCACACTTCGTTGCCGACAACGATCAGATTCTTCTTGGCGAAGTCGAACGCAAACATCGCGCCCGTTGATGGGAGGTAGAACCCGGCCGCATTCGCGGTACCGAAAAAGTACCCGCCACTCGGGCCGAGCAACATACGCGCCTCGTTCGCGCCGTTGCTGACGTTGAGCATGCCCTTCACCGCCAGTTGACCGTTTACGTACGTGCCGGCGCCTGTGCCGTCCAGAATCACGGCTCCCGTGACGACGTCGACCGTGAGAGGCCGCAAGCTGTTCCACGATGCGCCGGCGTCACTCGCGTCGGTCAACAGAAGATAGAAGTTCGTACCGTCATTGCGCAGCAGCACGTCGCGGCCATTCTTCAGCCGGAAGTTCGCACCGCCGGCGTCCAAGCCGGAGCTGGTGATGCCGCCGGAGAACGTGCCGCTCCCCGCGACCTGGAGTGCATTCGAGCCGTCGTCATTCCGATTCCCGATTAGTACCCGGCCGCCATATGTAACGCGCATCGCGCGAATCTGGTTCGTGTCGCTGTTGGAGTCGTTGGGCGTCCGATTGATCCAGAAGTCCAGATACTCGCGGCCCCACGTGCCGCCGTCGTAGCCGGCGCGGATCGAGGCGATGAGCCGTGCGTTGGTGTCCGCTGTGCCGGCTGCGAAGGTGCCGTGAAAGCGAATCTTCGCCCCACGGTTGAGGGCGCCGGAAGCTGCCGCGACGACGAGCTGCGCATCCTGGTCCGTCGGTGTCGACGTAATGCTGACGGGGCCATTGAGCTGCGGGCGCACGAGTGGCGCGTACCGCGCGGCTGCGGCTTTCGGTGTCACGGCACGCACGTCATCCGTTCCGGCGTCGACCTCGGCCTGCGTCGCCAGCTCGACGACACCTTGGCGCTCGGTGGTCGCCGGCGGATTGAGGAACGATGTCGGCCCGAAAACCAGCTTCGTCACGTCGATCGAGGCGAACACGGTATCGGCGGCCAGCAGCAGCATCGACGCCGGTGCCTTTTCGAGGATCGGGTCGTTTTGCACATAGACGCCGAACAGCACGCCGTTGTCCAGGTACAGACCGAAGCCGAACAGCTTGTACTGGTCCGCGCTGTCGTCCTGGATAACGATGTGGATCGTGTCCTTTGCAACGGTATCGCCGCCGAAGGTCGTGATGCGCTTCAATTCGCTCGGCATCGCGGTCATTTCCGGCTTGAATGCGAAGGCTGCCGTGGCGAGGCCAATCTGCGTGACCTGGCGTGCGGTGGTCCCGGTGTTGCCGGGCGCCACCAGTGCGGCGCGGCCGGCGTCCGTGATGTAGATGAGGTTTCCAGCCATGTTCGTTAATCCGTGAGAGAGAGGCGGCGATAGACGGCCGCACGCACGCCGCATGCGACGCCGATCGGGCCGTGCATGCTGAAGCCCTGCGTGAAGGTGTAGTGAGCGGTCCCGCGCTTCGCGCGATCGACCTCGGCCCGGATGTCGTTGACGTACTGCGCGGTGGCGGGCACGCCGTCACGTGCACCGACCGTCATTACGATCTCGAACGTGCCCGGCACGCCTTCCGGTGTTTTCTCGAACCACTCGCGCATAACGACGTTTGCGCCGAACGACGCGCAGACGTCGCGCACGGCGTCAGCCGTGCCCTTTTTTCGGGCGATCCGGATCGCGGATTTCACGCGTGCCCGCTTTACCTGCTCGGGCCATTCATCGCGCCAGGTGTCGACGCCCATGTGCCAGGCGAGCCACGGCAGGAAGCGCAGCGGGATTCGATCCGGGTCCATCAGCGTGTCGATTTCGACCGGGATCTCGCGCGCGTCAGCATTGGCTTCGGCCAGACGCCGCTCGAGCACCGTAGCGTTCGGCGGCAACAGCGAAGGAGCCAGCTTAGTCATCGGCCACCCCGCCGTCCGTCAGCTCGATACCGGTGCAGTACGGCGCCTGGTCGATCGCAATCGGCACGCCTTCGGCCGGCGTGTCCAGTAGTACCTTCTGGACGCCAGCGACGCGCATCGACGCGTACAGGCCGTCCTTCGTGACTTCGGAACCAGGCCGGTGCATCGAGTCGGCGAAGAGCTGCGTCTTCTTCTGGGCTTCGGCGAGCGCGACCGCGCGATCCGGGCCGTTGAAGAAGCGCAGCGTGGCGCGGATTGCATACCGGACGATCTTCGCGCTCTGGACGATGACCTTGTCTGCCTGCGGCCGCTTCTTCTCCAGCGCCTTCGCTACGATCGCGACCAGCTCGGGGCTGGCGGTGCCGTCACCTTCACGTGACAGGATCGTGACGATCATTACGCACGGCGACGGACTGTACGCAGTCGCCGCTTTCACGAGCCCGTGAGCGGCGCGCGCGTGGAACACGTACGCGTCGTCGGGGCCAGCGACCGAGAAGCCGCGCGGTGCGAGCTGGATGCGTTCACGCAGGCTGTCGTCGTCCTCGTAGACCGGATCGATGCCCCGGTCCGGGTCGCCCGGCGCGATCAGCAGACGGTCGACGTCGAAGAGGGCACCGAGGTGCTCAAGCGTTGAGCGCTGCGCGTACGCGAGCAGGATGCCGCGCGCCTTCTCGTTGATGAGCGCGAGCAGCAGCATCTTGTCGTACGCGGCCTCCTGCAGCAGCTTCACCATCGGCTCCGATTCGAGCTCGAGCGTGGCCGCGATCTCGGCCTGCTGTTCCTTGGGATACAGCGAGACCAGGCGGGCCTTCTTCTCGGCCAGGATCGCTTCGTAGTCGAGTTCGTCGACGATGTCCGGGGCCGGGAGCTGCGACAGATCGATCGGGGTCGTTCTCATGCCGCACCTCGGCTGTTCGTCGTCGGCAGGCGCATGGAGAAGGTCGAGCCAGCGCGCGGGCCGTCCGTGCGTTCGCCTTGCAGCTCAAGCACGGCGCTGCCGTCGATGCCCGTGCTACCAAAATCGACCTGGTCAATCTGGATGCGCAGCTCCCATCGTGCCAGCGCCATGACGGACGCCGCCATGACGCGCATGCGCATCAGGGGATTGACCGGGCCGTCGATCAGCTCGGGAAGGAGCGAGCCGTATTCGCGACGCATTACACGCGTGCCGAGCGGCGTGAAGAGGATGTCCTTCACGGACTGCTCGATGTGGGCCTGGCCGGCGATCGCGCGGCCGGTGTGTGCGTTTATGCCGATCATGCGCCACCCTCGATCGGCTTCGTGGTCTTGGAGAATTCGCCTTGTGCCTGGTGCGGATGTTCCACGAGGCTGACGTTCCGCGAGCGTACGTCGACGTCAGCAGTCACAGTGCCGGTGAAGTGGGCGCTGCCCTGAATCTCGATCACGGAGCCGCCGTCGCCGGCGCCGCCCCCATTCTTGCCGGTTGCGCCCGATTCGAACGTGAGCGGTCCCTTCACGAGCAGCGAGCCCGTCACGGTCGTATCGTCGGCGTCGAGCGTGACGGATTTCGCCTTGACGGTTGCCGTTTTGGTTTCGACCGTGACGCTGACCGGTGCGACGACGCGCACGGTCGCCCCCGCCGGCAGCTCGGCCGTGAGCGCGTGCGATGCGAAGTCATACGAGATGCGCGCCTTGTCCTTGTAGACGCGAACGTGCTGCGTCGGGCTCGAGCTGGGCGCATCGTGGCCGTCGCAATACACGCCAGAGAGAAAGAGACCTGTCGTCGGCTCGCCCGACGGACAGAACAGCAGTCCAGGCTCGCCCTCGGACGGCGGGTCCCACGTGATGCTGTCGCCCGTGCGCTGCGCGAGCCAGCGAATCCAGTCGGTTTGCAGGCCGCCGGATTCAACGCGTACGCGGCGGGCAGCGTGATCGACTGCGATCACGGTGCCTTCGCGAAGCACGCTCTCGATGCGGCGGTTCAGGTCAGCAAAATCATCCATGCAGCGAGGATGCCGCGCGCGCGGGAGAGGGTCACGCGAAATGGGTTGTACACGGCTGGTTAACAACCGTGACCCAATACGAACGGGGAGAGCGCCCTGCTATCGCGACAGGAATTCGAGGACGATGTCAGCGATCCGGTCGACGTCCGGATCGGCCAGGCCGAGCAGCTCACGCACGGGATACTGGACGACCGGGCCGTTGCGCTCGACGCGATCGCGCAGGCCCTCCTGGTGGACGCGGGCGATGCGCTCGACCTGGCGCGTGAAATGCAGCACCGACGCGTCGGCGGTCGCGGCCGTTTTGAGGAAGCGCGCGGTGCGCAGCTTCGCGAACATCGCACGTCGGATGCGGCCCTTCTTGCGCCGCGCCTGCGGCTTGCGTGGCGCAAAGCGGCTACCGTCCGGGTTGCGGGCTTCGGCGATACGCCGTGATTGGCGCCGGCGCAGTTCGGCGGCCAGCCCTTTCGCCAGGACTACGCGCTGCGCGGACGTGAGCTGGCCGAGCAGGCCGGACGCCCAGTCCTCGGCGCGGGACAGTCGATCGACCATCAGGTCCCCGCGATCGGCGGCTCGCCGAAGTGGCGAATCTCATAGCCGTCCGGCTGCTCGACCACACCGACGCGCTCGGTCAGCTTCAGCAAGATCTCGACGTCCGATTTGCCGTTGTCGAGCAACTCGGCCTGAAACTTGAACCCGTCGCGGCAAAGATCGCGGTTCAGCAGCAGCTCGGGCTGGTGGATCTTCAGCCAGGCGATGATCGGCACCATTAGGTGATCCGAATGGCCGGCGTAGTCGGTCACAACGATGTCGAGCGTGTACGCATATTCGAACGACAGCGACTTTGCTGCGGTGACGGCAATCGACCCGTGTTCGATGAAGATGTGCAGCCGGTCGGGATCGCGCGCGAACTCGGGCAGGGCGGCGGTGAGCGCTGCGCGCAGGCTGTTGGGCTTATTCATGGTGCCGATTCCTCGGGGTCACGTACAAGCGCCTGCAGTGCGATCAACTGCTCGGCGGTTTCGTGGCAGGTGGTGTAGTTGCCGGCGACGGTTGCGGCGACGGCAGAGAGCGCAATGCCCGAGGGGGCCGCATCAGCACTTCCGGGATCGCCCACTGGCACGTTGGCGGCGGCGCCGTCGTGCACGCGCACAAACCCAACAGGAACAACGCAGGCGCGATCCGCTTCGCGATCCACATAGACGGGAACCTCCTTGATGATGGTGTCGCCCTTCTCGCGGACGACCTGGACACGGTCGACGTATTGCGTGACAACCTTCACGTCGCGGCGTGCCGCGTCGCGCTCGGCCGTCCGATCGCGCACGTCACGCGCGAGATCGTCGACGTGCCGGCCGGCGTCGACCAAGCGCGCATGCTGGATCGCGATGACGACCGCAGCTATGGCGAGCGCGATCGCGCCGGCGATGAAGATACGGGCGCCAGTCGTCACGCGGCCGTCCGGCTGTAGCGCTCGAAGGCCCGTTCGAGCTTCACGTCGTACAGGTTCTCTGCGTAAGCCTTACCGTTGTACAGCTCGGCAAACTTCGCCCACTTCTTACCGCGCAACGCGGCGAGCATCACCTTGTCAGCCAGGACGAAGCGGACGAATGCCTCGAGCTGCTCGGCCTCACTGACCTTCATCGCCTCGACGAACGCGAACACGTCCGGGTAGCCGAGCGCCTTCCAGTGGAAGCCCATGATTTGAAACGCGCCCCAGCTCGTCGCCTCGAGCGCGCACGCGGCCGAAATCTGCGATGCGCTCGCGAGACGCGCGTATTCCGCAGCATCGCCGGCGTAGCCGCCGCGCTTCTGGTTGACCAGGGCCGGATATTTCGCCGCCAGCGCGTCCGCATCGAGGCCGGCCGCCGCGAGCTGGCGGTACATGATGTGCCGCTCGTACAGGATCACGGGCCGGCCGTCAGGCAGGAACCCGGCGCCTTTCGATTCCACCTCATTGACGGCGCGCACGGCCGCGATATCGACCTGCAGCCGATCAGCCGCGCGCTGCAGGTCGGCGTCGGTGAGGTGGCGAGGATCGCGCCGGCCGGCCGAGAGTGTCGACCAGGTCTTCGGGCCGGCGATGCCGTCTGCGACCAGCCCGTGCGTGGCCTGGAACGCCACCACGGCGTTACGGGTTGCGCTGCCGTAGATTGCGTCGGTGTCGAGGCGCGCGCCGGCTGCGATGAGCTGGCGCTGCAGGTAGCTGACGTCGGCGCCGCGGTCGCCGAGGCGAAGGGTCTTATACATGGCGCCCCCATACCTTGAATTGCAGGACGCGCGCGATCAGGGAGGCGCGCGGGTTGCCACGGTGGAACAGCTCGACGACGTTGCCGCGAACGCCGTACACGGCAAGGCACAGGACGCCGACAAGCACCGTGTCGGCCAGGTCCGCCGGGGGCAGCAATCCGAACGCGGCGCGGATCGGCGCGGCGCCGGCAGCGACGGCGATCGTGTACGCCAGGCATGACGCGAGCGGCCGGTGTGCGCTCGTGCCACGACGGAAGGTCACGAGGCGCAGCGCGAGCGCTGCGCACAGCATCACGTAGACGGTCGTGAGCATCACTTTTCCCTCCCCTTGAACACGTTCAGCAGCCGGTCGGGCGCGTCGGCCTGGGCGATCAGCCAAAGCAGCAGTTTCACGACGAGCGCGGACGCGATCAGCGCGCCGATGCCGGCGTGCACCTCGACGCGGGCCGGCAGCACGGCGCCGAGCGCGGCCGCGAACAGCTCGGCCGTGAGGCAGCCGGCGACGAACGAGATCACGAAGAACGCGATGCGCTTCGGGATTGACGGGTCGGCGGCCGTCATCACGAACAGCAGCGAGCCGGCGAACGCGCCCATGACGACGTTGGCGTCGACGCCGGGAAACAGCGACAACGTTGCGACGCCGAGCGCCGCGATCGTCGCGGACGACGTAGAAATTGGTTCAGCCATATTCAATCCCATAACTGGAGCCGCTCGGCGCTGGATTGCGCCGCTTGCGGTACTTCGTCGGGCAGCTCGACGAGCAGCCCGTGAGGCAGGATCGGGCCGTACTGCGCCAGGTCCCGATTGAGGTCGAGCACCGACTCGACGACGCCGCGCGTGCGGCCGAGTACGCGCCAGCACAGCGCGTCGACGGTTTCCCCCTGCAGCGCACGCACCTGCATCAGATCAGCTCCACGGTGACGCGCGGGCGGCCGACGATGTCGCTGATTGCCCATCGGGCGTCGCGGCGCAGCTCGTCGCCCTGCGGCTCGAGCTCGTCGGCGCGGCGCGCACCGTCGCCCGTCGTGTCGTAATCGCGGTACCGCTCGATGAGCGTCGCCTTCGCCAGGCAGTACACGGCGCGCCGGTAGTGCTGCAGCAGCACGCTTTCGTCGTCGAGCCGGTCGGCCGGCACGTCGGCGAGCCGCACGATGCCGGCATCGCCCCACGCCGCGCGGGCGCTGCGTAGCTCGTCGTTCACGCTCGCGATCGCGGCGAGAAGCTCGTGCCGCAGACGTGCATCGGTGACGGAACCATCGAGGCGCATCGTGTCGCGCGCATGCTCGAGCGACACGTCCGGGTAAAACGGATCGTTCTTGATCGGCTTGGCTGATTCCGTTTCCACCGGCACACGCGACAGCGGCGGGGTCGAGACAAAGGTCATGGTCGGGCTCGTCGGGTTGAGACGGTGAGGCGGTGGACGGGGCTTTCGCGCGGACAGTGCCGGCTACGGCCCCGTGCCGCCTGGTGCGCGGGGTACGCTCGGTGTCAGCCACCGGGGCCGGACTGGCCCCCGTTGGCGGAATTCTTCAGCTCGCGCTCGAGCCGCTCGATGTCCTTTTTCACGCCCACATTCGCGAAGAGCTGCAACGCGCGGCGCAGGTGGTCGAGTGCCTTCGTCGGATCGGACGCCGACAGGCCGTAGCCGATGGCCTTGTGCAGCTTCGCGCGCACTTCATCGGGCATGTCGCATACGACGGTCAACCATTCGATCTCGAGCAGCGGCTCGACCTGGATCGGATCGCCCGCCCGGTTCGCACGCAGCGCGGCTTCGGCGAATTCCTCGACCAGCAGGCACGGTGTGCTGCGCTTGTACTGGTCGGGCAGCGCGAGTTCGTGGCGTACCGCGTACGCGCCGATCTCGAGTGCGCCTCGGAAGTCGCCGACGTCGATGCGCCAAACCATGATCGTCATCAGCACGTCGTCCTGGGCGCCCGCCGCGCCGTCCAGCACGCCGGCGACCCACGCGTCGTATGCGGGCAGAAACTGCCGCTTCAGGTCGGCCTTGCGCTCGAGCGACTCGACTGCCTTCAGCGCCCGGCGATGTTCGTCGAGCTGCGCGAGCATCAGCGTGTACGCCGAGTCGTCGCGCAGCCCGCCGACACTCGTCGGCGTGCCGCGCGCGGCCGTGGCCGCGACGGTGCGCTGGAAGTGTTGGCGGAACGGGTTCGTCATGCGCCACCCTGCGGAGCGGCCGGGGCAGCGTCGACGAGCTGGATGTCTTCGACCACGCAGCCCGCGCCGTACTGCTCGATCACGTACGCGTCGTTCGAGCTTTCATAATTCTCGATGCGATCCCGCTCGGGCACTTCCTTAAGCGAGCGCCGGCGCGCACTGATTTGCCAGTAGATCGACAGGTTGTCCAGGCGGGTGACCATCAGCGCATGAGCCGGGAAGTACGGAACGCTGACGGCCGGCAGGTTGCCGATGCGCTTCTGCGATACGACGATGTCAGTTGCGAGCGTTTCGGTCGACGGCTGCGCCTGGTTGATGAGCGGGAAATACTTGTCCTGGAGCAGCTCGCGGCCGCAGATAACGACGAGATTCGGATCTTCGGCGTACCACGGGTCGAGGAATTCGTTACGTGCGAGCGAAACGACAGCGTCGAGATTCTTGAATTCCTCGCCTTTGCCGATCTTCACGCCCGAGAACACGCGTTGTTTCGCGTTGTTGCGGTATTGCTGCAGCCAGCCGATGTTCACGTCCTGCAGCAGCGGGTTCGCGTTGAGATCGGTGTCGGCCGCGACCTTGACGCCGTTCCAGCCGATCATGATGCGATCGAGCGCCTGGCGCACGATGATGGAATCGCGCACGCGCGCCTGAAAATCCGGGAACTTCGCCCACGCGTCGAGCTGCTGGTAGCGAATATGGGTGTCGTAGTCCGTCTTCTCGCAGCGGTATTTCTGGTTGTCGAGTGCCGAGACGTCGCGAGTCTCACGCGCGCGTTTGGTCGTATCGGTTCGGCTCGCGATCGGCCCGGACACACCGAGGCCGATTTTCTCGCCTTCCATTTCCTCGACGCCGTGGATGTTGATGCGGCCGAGGAAGCTGCTCGATTCCTGAATTTTGGTTTCGAGCGTCTGCTGCACGCTCGGCGCGACCGAAAACTTCTTCGTTGCATCGCCGACGCCGTTCAGTTCCTGGATGCGGGCCAGGAACCGGTTGTACTGCTCGCGGGTAGTGTTCCGCATAGGTTCTCCGTCTTTTGAAAATGGGATGAGAGTCGGTTAGCAGTCGGTCTGCGCCCCGTTGTCGCTGCCCGTCGACATCGGCCGTTGTTGCTCGCTGCTGTCGGTACGCGACAGCTTCTGGACCAGGTCGCTGTGGCGTTTGTCGCCGTCCTTCTGTGCGCGCTTCAGTTCATCGAAATTCGTGTTGAATTTCTCGAGCTGCTCAAGCACCTGGCCCTGGCTTTCGGCGAGTGCGACGACCGATTGCGAGAGGTCGGAGAAGCGCTGGTCGTCGGAGGCTTTCTTGCGGTTCAGCAAGCCGGACACCTTCGAGAACAGCGAGCGGCTGGTGTCGTTCGTGCGCGGCGTTTCGTCGTCGAGTTCGATGTCGGCTTCGATCGCGGCACTGAACAGGTTTTCCGGGCGTTGCTTGCGCGTGTCGAACGCCTTGTGCTTCGCACTGAACTCGAGCATGTCGGTGCCGAGACTCGCCGGGTTGTCGGTGACGGCCAGGCCGACCAGATACGCCTCGCCGGTTCCAGCGAAATCCGGGTCGACTTCCATCGACGAATAGACCTTCTGGCGTTGCTCGGTGGTCATTTCGACCAGGTCTTTCGTCGGCGAGAGCTGGGCGAGCAGGCGCAGCTTGCCGTCCTGTTCGTCGGTCTTCAGCGCGATCACATCGCCGTACGCGCGGAACGCGCTGTCCGGATACATGCCGCGAATGTGTTCCATGTTGATGCGCGCGCCGTACGTCTTCGGGTCGTAGCTGCTCGCCATCTGCTCGAGCATCGTGCGATCGATCTTGCGACCGTCAGTGGTCGCGCCTTCCGTCGCGATGCAGAAAAACTTCGTCTTCTTTTCGTCCTGTGCCATGTGCGAATCCGCTGAGAGGGGGCTGAGTTCAGGGATTCCAGTGTCGGCAGTTCGAACCGGTGTCGCAACGCATGTTGGTTGTGCACGCAACCGATACAACCGGATGCAGTAGGGCCTACGCGCGCGCGTCGGTAGCCTTGCTGCATGACTGCACTTCCCATCGATTCAAGCGACGTTGATCCACGCCGACGCGCACGCGACCTGTACTGGCAGGGGTATCGCATCGCGCGTATCGCCGAGCTGCTCGGCGTGAAGCCGGCCACGCTATATAGCTGGAAAAAGCGCGATAGATGGGACGAGACCGAGCCGGTTGACCGCGTCAACATGACGATCGAGGCGCAGCTGATAAAGCTCGTCACGAAGGAGGCGAAGGAAGGGCGCGACTTCAAGGAAATCGACCTGCTGACGCGTCAGCTCGACCGGTTGCGATCGCGACCAGCGAACGACGCAAAGGTGAGCGAATCCGGGGGCAGTGGCGGCACGCGCCGATCACGTAGCTCGGACGACCGCAACGCGTTCAGCGAAGAGCAGATCGAGAAGTTGAACGATGCGTTCCTCGAATCGATCTTCGACTATCAGCGCACCTGGTATCGGGCAGGCTTCAAGGAGCGGATCCGCAACATCCTGAAGAGCCGGCAGATCGGCGCGACCTGGTACTTCGCACGCGAAGCGCTGCTCGATGCGCTGAACACGGGCCGCAACCAGATCTTCCTGTCGGCCAGCAAGGCGCAGGCGCACGTGTTCCGCCAGTACATCGTCCAGTTCGCGAAGGATGCGGTCGGCGTCGAGCTGCGCGGCGATCCGATGGTGTTGCCGAACGGCGCGACGCTGTACTTCCTCGGCACGAACGCGCGCACCGCGCAGAGCTATCACGGCAACCTGTATTTCGACGAGTACTTCTGGGTGCCGCGCTTCCAGGACCTGCGCAAGGTTGCGTCGGGCATGGCGATCCATTCGCAATGGCGCCAGACGTATTTCTCGACTCCATCGAGCCTCGCGCATGACGCGTACCCGTTCTGGTCCGGCGCGCTGTTCAATCGCGGCCGACCGAAGGATCAGCGCGTGTCGATCGACATCTCGAATGCGGCACTCGCGGCGGGCCGCGCGTGCGCGGACGGCCAGTATCGGCAGATCGTGACCGTCGAGGACGCCGTGCGCGGCGGCTGCAACCTGTTCGACCTCGAGCGCCTGAAGCTCGAATACAGCGCCGACGAATACGCGAACCTGCTGCTGTGCCAGTTCATCGACGATTCGCTGTCGGTCTTCCCTCTGGCGACGTTGCAGACGTGCATGGTCGACACCTGGGAAGTGTGGGACGACTTCAAGCCGCTGTACATGCGCCCGTTCGGCGACGAAGAGGTGTGGATCGGGTACGACCCGTCGCACACGGGCGACAGCGCGGGCTGCGTGGTCTTGGCGCCGCCGAAGTATCCCGGCGGGAAATTCCGCGTGCTCGAGCGGTTTCAGTGGCACGGCCTCGACTTCGAAGCGCAGGCCGCGAAGATCGAGGCGCTGACCGGGCGCTACCGCGTGACCTACATCGGCATCGATACGACCGGGATCGGGCAGGGCGTCTATCAGCTCGTCACGAAATTTTTCCCGGCCGCGACGGCGTTCCATTACTCGGTCGAGATCAAGACCGCGCTCGTGATGAAGGCGCAGAACGTGATCCGCAAGGGCCGGCTCGAATTCGACACGGGCTGGAAGGATCTCGCCGCGTCGTTCATGGCGATCAAGAAGACGATCACTCCGAGCGGCCTGCAGGTCACGTACAAGGCGAGCCGATCCGAAGAGGCGAGCCACGGCGACCTGGCCTGGGCGTGCATGCACGCACTCGCCAATGAGCCGCTCGAGGGCGCCACTGGCACCAATACCGGATTCATGGAGATTTTTGATGGCAGGTAAGTATCGACGCGGCGCAGGGCGCCGCACGCATGGCCGCGCTGAGACGGCAGCCGATTCGACGTTGGCGCCGGCACCTGCGCCGCGCGCAGAGGTTTTTTCGTTTGGCGATCCGATCGAAGTTATGGATCGGCGCGAGCTGCTCGACTACGTCGAGTGCATGCGGATGGGAAACTGGTACGAGCCGCCCCTGCCGCTCGACGGGCTCGCGCGCTCGTTCCGGGCCGCGCCTCACCACAGCTCGGCCATCTACGTGAAGCGCAACATCCTCGTGCAGTCGTACATCGAGCATCCGCTGTTGTCGCGGGCCGACTTCAGCCGGTTCGTGCTCGAGTACCTGGTGTTCGCGAACAGCTACCTCGAGCTGCGCACGAACCAGCTCGGCGCGCCAATGGCGCTGAAGTCGTCGCTCGCGAAGTACACACGGGTCGGCGTCGAGCCGGATCAATACTGGTTCGTGACGAACGTGCGGGAGCCGTACGAGTTCCCGAAGGGCTCGGTCTATCACCTGTACGAGCCGGACCTGAACCAGGAGATCTACGGGCTACCCGAATACCTGTCGGCGTTGAACTCGACCTGGCTGAACGAAAGCGCGACGCTATTCCGCAGGCGCTACTACAAGAACGGCAGCCACGCGGGCTTCATCATGTACATGACCGACGCGGCCGAGCGTCAGGAGGACGTCGACAATCTGCGTTCGGCACTGAAGAACGCGAAGGGGCCGGGTAATTTCCGGAACCTGTTCATGTACGCGCCCAAAGGGAAGAAGGACGGCATCCAGCTCCTGCCGATCGGCGAGGTCGCGGCGAAGGACGAATTCTGGAACATCAAGAAGGTGACCGTCGAGGATCAGCTTGCGGCGCACCGCGTGCCACCACAGCTGATGGGGATCATTCCGTCGAACGCGGGTGGGTTCGGTGACGTGGAAAAGGCGGCCGGGGTATTCAACGGCCTCGAGATCGAGCCGCTGAAAGCGCGGCTCCGGGAGCTGAACGACTGGATCGGGATCGAGGTCGTGCGGTTCCGCCCTTACGTGCCGCCGGCGCAGTAATGTGCCGCCGCATGCTGGTGGTGCCGGCTATTTTGTCGGCCGATCAGGCGCGGCGGCCATTTCGTCGGCCGGGTAGAGCTGCAGCATCGCGCGAGCAGCTTCCACGTTCTTCGTGTGCAGCCATTCGTCGTAGTCTGCCGGCCGTAGCATCACGACGCCCCGCTTCTCATCGTCAGGCCGGTGCATGAGGCGGAACAGCGGGTGTTCGTCCGCGTTGAGCGTCAGCATGGTCACACCGAACAGCACGCGGCCGTCTTCGCCCTGGTAGCGTCGCCAGATGCCAGCGACGCAGTAAGCGCTCCAGTCAGCAAGGCCGATCCGCTGCCACACGCATGGGCCGCGATCCCATCCGCCGCCGGCTTTCTGCGTCGCGTGAGGATATGACGGTTCAACGACATATTGCGCAGGGATCAGGCAGCGCTGGCCCTCGCGCCACGCGCGCTGATACAGGCGTTTCTCTGCGACCTCTTCGCCGCGCGCGTTGACGGTGTCGAATTTCTTCTGCTTCTTTCCGTTCTCGTCAAACTTGTCCGGCTGCATGAATTTCGGCCAGAAGCCAAACACGGCGTCGGTGACGGCGGAGCCGTCGCCGTCTGGAAGCACGGCAGGTGCCCGGTAGTCGGGCCATACGTCGACATCCCAGGGATCGCGGCGGAACAGGTCGCCGATGCCGATCTTCAGCTCGTTGATGCCCGGATCTTCGTTCGGTGCTTTGTAGTTGGTGCACATCACTGTCCCCTTTTCCTGTCCGACTGGCGCAACCGATTGCACCGTATCGGGAATCGATGCGCGCAGCTACACTGTATAAATATACAGGTATGTGTGATGGGAAGCGTACGATCAGGCTATGGCGTATTCATCCCGAAGCTCGACGGCCGGCCGTGTTGGACATGCGAGCACTGGAGCGGATACGTCGCGGGTAGCGACAGGACGGCCGTGTGCTTCCAGCCGGGCGCCGAGCACGTGCGCGCGATTGCAGTCTCGGGCTGCGCGTTCTGGGTCCGGGCGATCGGGCTGGATGAACTGACGGACGCGCAATGCGACGCGTTTGTACAGCGGTACCGGCCGGAATACCCGTTTCCGAAGCGCTCGCGCCCGCTGCGAAAATAA